CGCCTTCATACTTTTCGTACTCTAATCCGAATAATGCGTTAAGACCTGGTAGTAGCTCTTTGAGGAGCTGTGCGCGTGATATAGCCATCGTCTAAACTCCTTATAAGCCAACATTATTTGTCATTTGGTGAGCACCTGGATTGAACTTAACAAGAACATCTGGGAATGCATCACCTGGATCTGACACATGAGAAACGATGCGGAACGCTGCCGCAGCCGTTTTTACAGTAGCATCCAATGCAGATGTAGAGTTACCTGTCGAGGTAGAACCTGTCGAGGTAGACTGTGCTGCCGCAAAGAATGTGTTTGTGCCAATGATTGTTTGAGCGCCTGTACCATCAAGCTGTGCTTGAAATAGTACATTTGGATCATCAATAACATAGGCTTTAATCGCATCACCATTGGATGTACCAGATGGATAATGCTGATCCTGTATCAGTTGACCTGAAGAGTTAACGTATTCACAACCAACGAAAACGCCTATTGCGCCAACGCCTGAAGTGCCTGATATGCTATTGGAGGTTAGGTCTGCACCTGAACCTGTAGCCAACGCAATGTACCCATCTGCCCCGATGATGACGGCTTGACCATAAAATAGGTTTGTACCTTCACCTGCGGGATCGATGAGATATTGGTTCGTAGAACCTGCATACGGCATTCCGTCTGATCGTCTGATCGGACGTAGACCGTAGGGAGCTGCTGTAGTAGCCATGTCTCATACTCCTAAAAGTTTAAAATTACGACAAGCTACCCTTTCGAGTCACTTGCCAAACGAAGATCGTGTGCTTCGCTCTGGATTTAGAACGGGCATACGAGGGTCTGAGTTACGCAAGTAGCTATTATCCACAGCATCCATTTGGCCTTCGGCCTGTCTTTGCTGTGCATCACGTCTAGCTTGCACATTTTCGGCATCATTCTGACATAGCAGCAATCCACCGACCTCAATATTGTCTGTAAATCGAGAATCGATATCAGACACAACTTGAAGGTTTGGGTGATCATCTTTACGAACAGGTGTCCATCCCTCACGAAATCTAGAAGAAACATTCGTATTGTCACTATTCCCAAGTGTTGATGTGCGAACCCATCGGTATTCAATACCGTTTCTAGGTTCGGGGATTGGTAACGCCGAAGGTCTTTCCCATGTCACCTTACGTTTTGACTCGTCACGAGTCTCTGTGTTGCGTGAGTTTCGGTTCGTCATCTTTTCACTTCCTTCATTAATTGCGCCGCATATTGTTCATTTGTCAGACCAAGTCTCTTGGCGAGAGAAACCTGCGTTGAGGTCAGTTGCACTTTGCGTGGTTTTTTACCGCTTCTAGCGGCAGGGGCAACCACGTTGCCTGTCTGACGTTGAGGTGCTAATTCCTCAAAAGGCTCATCGTCAAACTCATCTGGGAAGACACGACGCATCGCATCATCAATTTCATTATAGTACTCTTCAGTGTCTGGCGCAATACCACTTTTTACAAGTTTTTCATGAACGCCAAATGCATACCCTGTCATTTCAGGATCGTAGTCTTTGCTCCACTCCCCAAACCAAGGGTTGTCTTCTGACCACTCCACACCCATTTGACTGGGTTTTCGAGGCTGCATATTCTGCTGTTGGTACTGTGGTTCTGGCGCAGGCTTAGGCGCAGGTCTAGGCTTGTATGAATCATACTTATCCTTTTCTACACTAAGCTTTGCTATTGCTTCTTGAGCTTCGATAAGAGCATCAGAGTCACCAGTTTCATACGCTGACTTGTAAGCAGTCCTAGCCTTCTCTAGCTGTGCGTCTACCCGACCTTTGGCTTGATTGACTAGAACTACCTCACCATCATTGATGGTTCTCTTGAGCTTATCGTTCTCCTGTTTGATTTGCTCTGCATAACGCAAAGCCTCATCCTGAAGACGACCTGCTTCTTCTTTTGCTCTTCGTTCCTCATGATACTCAAACTTTAATTGTTTAATGCGTTTCTGAACATTCTCATTATAGTTTTCTATTTCATCATCATCAGGAATCTGTGGCTCACTACCATCAGATCTTCTGGGTTTTCCTCTGTCTTGCTCTGGAGTATCGTCAACAACTTCTATTTCAAAGCCATCATCCTCCTGATCAACTTGATCTTCCTGAACATTTTGATCTTCAGTAAAATCATCTTCATACTCTTCTTGTTGCGCTCGATTATTCATGCTCTTGAATACCCCCTTGGATCTTCCACAACTGCTTCCACAGTGTCATCGTTAATAAGACGAAACTCTTTCCCATGTACTTTAAATCGAGTGCCTGAGTAAGATCGAAAGATTACGAAGTCTCCCTTCTTGCAGTACGATCCATGTGGAAATTTTTCTTTATCAGCGTAGGCATCTGCGCCTAGCTCCATAACAAAACCAATAATAGAAGCAGTCTCTTCTGATGCTTTAAGGCCATCAGGCATAAACACCCCACCGTCTGTCTTGTCGCTGATTTCTGGTACGCCAATAAGAATCTTGTATCCTTTTGGCTGTGGCAGTTTAGTAGCTACCTTTTCTTCTGTAGTCGTATTTCCTGTATACATTTCAATACCTTGCAGTGATTTAAAGGTTCACAGTCACCTTGCGTGGACATCCACGAATACTCCCTGATTTGGACAATAGTAAAAAAATTTTTAACTTTCAATATATCTTTTTTCTATATCCTCTAAATCTTGTCGTATAATTTTTACTAGATCACATCTACCGACCAAACGATTATACGAACCAAGATCTTCTGCCTGACCAGATGCAAGATATGTCTTAATATCTTCTTCATACTCGTCAAGCTTTCGCCCTAACAGCGAAAACACACTATCACTCATCTCCCTTTACAAGCTCCTTAGCTATTTCAATACCTAGTTTTGCGCCCTCTTTCTGGTCTTCACGTTGTGATTTATCCAGATCGGTGGCTAGTTTTACGCCAAGACGTGCACCCTCACGTTGGTTCTCAGCGGAAATACGTTCTTGTTGAATTTGTGCATTTGAACTTTTTGCCATCGCATCAAGCTGCAACTTCTGCGTATCCATTTGGATCTTGTGCTCTAGTTCTTTTTGCTTAATTTGAAGTTCTGCTTGTTGCATTTGTACAACAGGATCTTGTTGTTGTTGTTGCATTTGCTGTTGTTGAGCTTCTGCTTGACCTTTTTGCAACAGTTTCTCTGCTGCTTCTTTTGCAAGCCTTGAGATCTCCACCTCTACATCTTCTGGTAGTGGCTGATCTTCGTTTGGCAACTCGACACCAAGCATCTTTTCCATCTCACGTCTATACTGGAACGCAACATGTTCTGTAACATGCGCTGCCATAGCCGCACCAATAGCTTGTGCAAACGGTGACTGCCCTACAAGCTCTCGCATCTTAGGATCTTCTATAGCGCCCATGTGAACTGCTATGTGTGCTTCATGATCTTGATACTTGAATGCCTTAGTTGGCTCTTGCTTGAGCATCATCATGTTTTCTGTAACAGGATCAGCAGGTTTAATATCATCAGGTAGTTTAACAATATCGCTTGCATCCTGTATCCCCAACACTTCTAGCATCTGACGGTGCAACTTGCCCATGTCGTATAGCTGAGGCGCTTGTTGAGATAGCTGCAAAGCTGCCTGATACTGCATGATTCTTTGAGCCATTGTTGCAGCGTTAGGATCTGAAACAGGTATAACATCTACTCGTGCATCAAAGTCTTTTTGTCTGTCAAAGTCACCATCCATTTCATAAGCATATTCTGATGGCATGTAATCGCGTATGATCTTTGACAGCAGGCGTAGTTCGTTCTTCATGGCTGCATGCATACGAGCTTGCACACCAGACATAACTTTCATGCTGCGTTCCATTAGAGCGAGCGTTGTGCCTACAGGTGCTTGAGCATTTGTGTCTCCAACCTGTATATCAGCAACTGAACCTATCCTACGTCCTTCTTCGACAATGTTGCCAAGTAACGAGTATAGAACGCCTGATGGCTCTTTGTAAGGGATGAACGTAATTGAATCCCGTATCGCACCACCTGGAACATCCACGTCCCTGAACTCACCTGGCATAAGCGGAGTGTCATCACCTTTAATGCGGAGACCGCGAGCTTTAAGACCCGCAGGCAAATTAGATAATGTACCCGCATCAATAAGTTGGCGAAGGATCGAAGTCGCTGACTTAGCCAATCCACCAATGAGATGGATAAGACCTGTGCCGTAGAAACCCAATCCAGGTAGGTATTTGTAATGTACGAAATGTAATCTTTTCTTTTTCTTTTCATCTTCCTGATACCAGTTTTTTCTTATCGCCAATACTTCTTTTGAAGACTTATCAATCGTTACAACGTAAGGTCTGGCTATTCCATCTGGATCATCGAACTCATCTGGCATGTTCATGGTAACATGCATCTCTAGAATTGTATGACGATCATCATCTTCTATTACTGCGCTCTCACCATCAAGCTCATCATATTTTTCCTGTATGTCTGAAAAGTCTGGCTCTGGATCAGGAATGTCTACTTTCTTGTAAAACCCTGCAACCTGTAACTCTAGGATTTCGTTAGCCGTCTTCTTCATGATGTGTGTATATCTAGGACAAGAAGCCAGATCTGATGCACCATAGGAAGCAACAAAGTCTTCTGCGGGAACAAACATAGCTACAGGTCTATCTTCTAACGGATCATAGTAAACCTTTTTGAAAGCAGACCCTGCAAGCGGTAGCTTAAAGAGCATTTGCTCTGTCTCATCACGGTATTCCGTCATCTCTTCAGTCAGAAGATAGTTCATTTCTGTCTCTATTCTGTCTGCCTGATCTGTCTTTTCTGGGGTTAATTTACCCATAATCTTGGTTCTTACTGGCCCAGACGCAGGGAATAACTCACCCATTGCCTGTGCCTGAAACCTCACAACGGCCTCTGTAAGAACTGGATGGAACACACCAGATGCCCCTTGCCACGGTTGGCTACGTTCTTCTATCTTCATCCCAAGAAGATCTAATCCTTTAACGTAGGCTCTTGCCCAGTCTTTTCTAGACTCACGATCAGAATTAAATTCTCCTACAAGTTCAGATGCCAATGATTGTAATTCAGATTCATCGATAAACTCAGCTAGGTTTGCGTCATGATCTGGGCCTGTAATGCTTTCGCTTATGTCCCCTTCAAAGTCTATGATCACACCACCGTCACCAGTATCTATCGATACAGCATCAGGATTTATAATCTCTACTTCAATATTTTCAGCATCCGTTTCTTCGATTTCTAGATCCGAAGGTTCCATTTGCTTTTCAATAGCCATGACTATCTCCTAGTAATACTCGACTGGTCTTTGATATTTTGGCTCGTCATCCCAGTCATCCATTTCGGCTCTCACCCAACCGCCTTGCCTGAACCTTAGCAGAGCTTGTGTGGTGGAGTCCACTAAATCATCATGATCCCCAGAAGGAAATGATGCACACTCTTCAATCACTTCTTCCGACCATCTAGTAGGAAGATACCATATTGAGCCGCTTGCGAATAGGTCTGTTACTGCATTTACTCTAGCAATCTTATCTTGTCCACGCGAAGGTGTAAACTCTGTTACTGGAATACCCATAGCTCTAAGCTCAAATATCAGGGGTGCACCAGAGGCTTTCTTCTCCACAATCATCTGATCAGGTTCAAACTCTTGGTACTTATCGTATGCTGCGCGTTTCAATTCAGGGAACTCTAGCTTTTCTTTGTAGGCATCAAGCAAAATTACATTAGGCTGACCCTCAATGTAGAACACACCCCATGTTGTACAGGCACTGTAGTCTGATCTTTGGGTTTTAAGAAACGCTGTATCCCAAGATTGTATGATAGCCTCACACGGTGGCGGTCTATCGTTCTCCCATTCCTGCCACCACTCTCGTTTGATGAGAGCACCTTCCTCAGATGTGGGGTCTTGTTGATACTGGGCTGACCATTTCGATACAGGAAGTTCTGCTTTTAGTGCATCTAGTTCATCTTGAGACCAGAACTCAGGCCATAACGGCTTGCCTGATGGCATGATCGCAGGAAACTCTATCACTTCCCAGTCATCCATTCCCTGTCTGTCTGATGTTGATTGTAGAATCTGACCAGTGAGATCCTTCTTAGACCATCTGGTCATCACAACAATGATAGCTCCTCCTGGCTGTAGACGCTGCCGTGGGCCTGATGTGTACCATTCGTATACTCTGTCGTAGACATCAGCGTTAAACTGCCCTTGTTGCGCGTCCTGTTCGCTGTGAGGGTCATCTATGATCAAAAGATCTGCACCTTTACCTGTAACCGCACCGCCAACACCAATCGCAAAGTAATCACCGCGCTTGTTTGTGTTCCACCTGCCCGCAGCTTTGGAGTCTGATGACAGGGTAATGCCACTAAAAACTTTCTGGAAGTCTTCTGATTGTATCAGGTTTCTAACCTTACGACCAAATCCCACCGCAAGTTCTGCTGTGTGTGCCGTTTGAATAACTTTCTTTTCTGGATACTTTCCAAGAAACCATGCAGGCAAAAGATAAGAAGCAAACTCTGACTTGGTATGTCGGGGTGGCATGTTGATGATTAAACGCTTTAGTTCACCCTTGGCTACTCTCTCGAAAGCATCAGCCATCTTTTGATGGTGAGTGCCTGATATAAAACTAGGCCACATCATTCTTACGAAGCTGATGAAGTCATCTTTGGAAGCAGATTTGTTTTCTACTTCCTCTAGTTCTGCCAGAAGATCCAGTAGTTCTACCTGCTGCTCTACAGGTAACTGGGATATCTTATCTTTCATTGCAGCAAGTTTCTGCATCTTTTCTCCGTTTGTAAGGTAGGCAGGCTAAGGGTGGGGTTGCCCACCTACCAAGAGACAGATAAGGGAGAATTTCTATCTCAAAATATAGTATATACTAATATATATATTTTAAGTATATATATATATTAATATTATATATATATTATATTATATATATTATATATATTACAGGAGGCACAATGACAGAATCTAATAAAGCAGATGTTGTTAAGTTAAAACGCAACACGTTACTTGCAGAATCCGATTGGAAACAGGCAAACGATAGTTCATTAACAGATGCTGAAAAAAATGATTGGTCTGTTTACAGTGATGCTTTGCGTAACCTGATGGTACATGAGAACTGGCCTAATCTAAAAGATGCTGACTGGCCTGCGGAACCTAAGTCTACAGGTAAACCTAAACGAGCAAGAAATTCTAAAGGGCAACTTATCGGGGATAATCCTGACACGCCTGATATAAATGAAGCATGGGAAGGTGGGAAAGCACCATAATGGAACTTTCAATACCTATGATATGGAATATCATCGTTGCTTTAGTTGTAGTGCCTATGGGGTGGTGGATTAGTCAGATGAGTAGTGAGGTAAAAAGACTCAACATCTTGCTAAACATGACTCGTGAGAGCTATATTAAACGAGAAGATCATCAATCAGAACTGTCTAGGGTGGTAGACCATCTGGTTAGATTAGAAGGAAAGATAGATAAACTAGCAGAAAAGGTCTGAAGACGGGAGATATTCGGTTAGGGTGCAGGCATCGATCCGATTAGTTGTGTCGCAATGGCAACAGGTGCTTTTAAAGGTCTCAAAGCAGCCATTGGTGCGGGAAAAGATTTACAGGATATGACAGGACAGCTTGCTAATTGGGGCAAAGCTTTCTCTGACTTTACAAATATAGAAGAACGAGAGAAGAATCCTCCGTTCTGGAAGAAGACATTCAAAGGATCTGATGAAGAGACAGCCCTACAGATCTTTGCTCAAAAGAAAAAGATGGAGCAAATGAGGGCAGAGATAAAAGATCACATATCTTGGACATATGGCCCAAGTGCCTGGAAAGAAGTGCTGTCCATAGAGGCGAGAATGCGTAAACAACGCAAGGATGAGCTGTATCGCAAGCAAGAACAGGTAGATGCCATGATAAATTTCGCTATTGGTGCTACAATATTCCTAATAGGTGGGGGTATATTGTTTGTTTCCTTCTATCTTCTAGGCCAATGGCAAGGTAGGTGGTGATAATCATGCACAATAAGGATTGTTTATAGATGTGGGTACTATTATGGCTACAGTTAGTGAGTGGAACCTTTGATCATTACCATGTTGGTAGCTATTCTAACGAAGAATCCTGCAAAGAAGCTAAGGCAAAAGCAAAAGTTCTAGTCACCAACACCAGTTCTAAAGTCGTATGCATCAAAATTGAGAAGTGAAATTAGTTCAATTGAACAAATACAAGTGGGCGGCACTAGATGATGACGGCACTATCCTAATCATCAGCAGTAATTCCAATATAGTTAGAACCAATGCACCAATAATAAAAAAAGCTCGCTATAAAAAGAAATATAACAGGCGAGCAAAGTCTAAGTGATTAACATATTTCGTTTTTTGAATGTATATTATAGAGGGGGTGTAGGATTCCTAGGGGTTTGTAATCGTTTGTGTGGAACATCATGTATACGTACGAGCGTGGGCGTCACGCAGACAGGGGGGTCGGGGGTAGGTGGGGTAAGCTAACTCATTATAAATTTATACACGCACGGCTCGACCCAAAACACACACTAAAAAGTTCAATAGAACTATCCTAACAGCCTATTCAGTCTAGCTTCTAACTCAGCCTTAATCGTCTCAGGGTCTCGCTCTGTCTTATCTTCCGTTTCTACCTTGTCCGTAAATAGTGCAACTGATTTACCTAGAAGTTCTAATGCTCTTACTCTTGCACCATCTGAGTTATCCTGATTGGTTGCCTCATCTGTAAGCTGTTTCAAAACGAAATCACTTCGAGAGAGGCTCAACATGCGCTGCTGCTTAACCCTATCAGCATTTAAGACCTCTAACCTTTCGGAGACCTTTGGGTTCTGTACTAGTAGACAAGCCTCTGTATGAATACATGCTGCACTCATGTTTGAGGCATCGTATGCTATCCTGTATGCTTCACTAAAGTTATTACCCTCGAACACTGCTAAAGCAAATGCCTCTTGCTTATCTGTTAACCCTGTTCTCTTACTGGTGGCACTCTTCTTCCTAGTGCCATTATTCTTCTTATTACCCTGTACTACTCTTAACTTAGGTTTCTTATTACTCACTATGGCAATCCTTCTAACGCTGCGCTTGCTTACGGGATTTTGGGCAAAACAAATCACCCTGATATTTTCACTTAATCTGGGGCAAACGATACTCAGAAAAAGTGCAATAGAACTTTTTTTATCCTAACATCTAAATTTTTTTTTGTCACGATATCCCTTTATTTATTGGCTAATACTGATAATAAGAGAATAAAAGAGAATAAAAGGGAATATAAGGGTTTACATAGGTATCTAGATATGCGAGAAGAATGACAGACGCAGGGAAGCAACGAGGTTTTAACCCTCACAATCCCTCCGAACATAGGCTCACAAGCCCTGCCAATAGGCTCACCAAAGCACCTCGCCGCGAGGCACACGCCACCAGATATACTGGACGGTCTGTAAAAGAGAGATGCAAGTAGGACTGACCGACAATGCATGTGTAAATTTAGTGCATAAAAATTTCTGCTTAATGTAAACGCTGCGAGTGCCGCCACTGAGAATAGGGTCAGTGAGGTGGTTGAATGTAGAGAATAACAGCTTTCAGTAGTAGTGACGCAGAGATAGCACAGAGTGAAACAATAGAGAGCGGCAGCAATCAGTTGCCGTTGTCATGGTTTCATTTAACGGAGGTAAACCACAATGGCATCAATCAATACTGAAATTACTTCATTCTCAGCTTATGGAACTGAGACAACGACTACAATAGTTGCCGATACTGGAAGAACAGCATGGCTAAAAATTAGATCAGGCGGTGTTAGATGTGCATTTAAATACAGCTACACTGACTTCGATGGTGATCGTTATGTAGTACGCACCAATAGTTGGCTGCATGAGACAGAGGGTCACGAGTACTCTCATGAGGAATTTGATCCTGATAACCTTTATCACCTTGCTTTTCTTACCGCTAAGGTAAAGCAGATAGGCAAGCGTTTCCCTGCACCAATCGCAGCGTAAGATTAACAGTGCAGCCTACGGGCTGCATCATTAATTTTATGAAGGAGCAAACAATGGTTAAAATTAAAGTTGATTACGCCCAAGTGACTATGGATTTTAATGATCGTTGGGTGGTCATGGTTAGCGATGAGCAAGGCCGTGAGTATTCGAGGTCAGACGTTAACTTCATTGAGCATGATAATGCTGTAGCGTTTAGGGATCGGATAACAGAACGTGGCTACCTCAACGCAGAGCTTTGGGATTGTCGCATCCCTTACGGCACTGAGGCTTGGCTCTCAGATGGCATGGAGCAACGCACAATTGAGGATGAGCGTCACGGTTTCATATAACCGTTCAAAATAATCAGAGAGGAGAAGACAATGACACAGCAAGAGTTGGCTAGAAAAGTAAAAGAATATGCAGCCATAAATTATGAAACGCATGGATGGGATATCATTGTGGAATGTTACAACGAGGCAATGATCCTTGCCATGCTAGAAGAGGCAAACATTATGACCCTTCACGCTGCAATAAAAACAGTCAGAGATGTCGCTAAGATGCGAGATGAAAGACGATCAGAAATTCAATCAACAGGAGAATGGTAAATCATGAGACCATGAGTGCAGCCTCTAGGGGCTGTAGTCGCGGCATCATGCCGATAACAGAAACTTGTCAGCCAAAAAGGATGAACAGATGACAAATTCAAAAACTTTTACCGTATCCGATACCGCAATCAACAACGTCTACAACGCGGAGCAAGAGATCGCCTCTCTCAAGGGTGTAAACAAAGAAAACAATGCCGCTGCTAACAGCGCAAAAATGGGAGCTTATGGCGAGGTTATCGCTGCCATCGCTCAGGTCAAACTAGTCAAGGGCAACCTACCACGCGCCAACTCTAAGATCCTCAAAGGCTCATTAGTTGAACAGGCAGGTGTAAAAGAGGCTACTGCCAAACGCTACCTTGAAAATTCTGTAGGTGCTATCGTATTGCTCAAGGATCATTTTGGTGAAATACCAACCCAGTACACACCTGATGCTATCGTCAAGGATCTTGCAACGCTAGAGATCGACAGCGAGAACAAGCTTGCCAAAGCGGTCAAAGGTGAGAGCGACAAATCAAAAGCGCAGCGCCTCGCAGAGCAAGTGGTCGGCAAGTTCTCAAACAAAAAAGATGAGAACGGCAAGAGAGTGCAAGGTGATGTATTCAAAGATGGCCTGACTGATGAAGAGCTTGATGAGTTCGAGAACGCCATGCGTGAGCTTAAAGCTGCTCGTACAGCATACCGCAACTCAGAGGCTGCTAAGGCTGCTGAGGCTGAGGCTGCTGAGGAAAATGTAGCAGTTGATAGCACAGTTGCTGAGTTCACTGACGCAGCATGAGACTGAGCAAGCGCGAAAAGCGCATCATCTTTGTTGAGGGCGTTGCTTCTGGCATCGCCTTCACTGCCTTAACAGTGGGCATACTCATAGTAGTACTTGCATTTTAATCTCAGCCCTTTCGGGGGCTGAATTTTTAAGTGCAATAGAACTTTTTAGAGAGAGAGGTAAACATGAAAAAAAATCAAGATCCTAATGAATATTTTGGAAGTTTCTTTAATGAGGAAATTGGAAAATCGCTCAATGTAGATAGCACAAAGCTAGTATACTCAGATCCCCCACTTTCAATAACAGATTATGACATGAAAGAAAAAGTAAGAGAAGCTTTCAACATGGCAAAAAAGGCATTGATAAATGACTACATGTACATGGGAACTTGTTCGTTAGATGGGTTTGAATACCTGATGTTCAAGCATATCGAAACCAGAGAATACATAAAGATACCTAAGAGGGGGTAATCACAATGGAACTAGAAGACACCTACAGTATGAACATAGTTGAGGCATACAAAAAATTCAGTGTGCAAGAACTAAACGACATGCTTGTCAAAGCAAATGAGGATTTTGACAATGCTGTAAAAGAAGAAAAAGAGAGCGGTCTACGCTCCAAACGAGACAGAGTAGAGACATGCTCTGTAAAAATCGAATGTCTAAATTTTGTAATTGCAATCAGAAAAGCAGACGAACTGCTTTCAGAAATAGAGGGAAAATCCTAATGAAACTATCACAAGCAAAGGCCATCGCTAAGGCCGCTATTACAGTCAAGACTGACACATTAGATTGTGTGCCGTACCTTGTATCAGGTGCAGGGATTGGCAAGACTTCCATTGTCCATGAGATCGCCAAGGAATTAAGCATTGGTTGTCAGATATTATCACTGGCTCAGTATGATGCAGGTGAGCTTGCAGGTTGGGTACTACCCAATGCTGATGGCGAGACGATGGATCGCAGATGTCCTGACTGGATGCCACGAGATGGCAAGGGTATCTTATTCCTTGATGAGCTACCACAAGCACCAGTGTCTAACCAAAACATTGCTGCACAGTTGGTCAATGAGAGACGCATAGGCAAACATCACCTTCCAGAGGGTTGGCATATCATTGCGGCAGGTAACCGCATGTCTGACCGCGCAGGTACAAACAACATGCCTTCTCACCTCAAAGATCGCTTGATGTTCCTAGACATTGAGGCTGACCTAGAAGATACGATTGGCTACTACTACAGCAAGCGTATTGATGAGCGTATTGCTGCATTCTTGCGCTTCCGTCCTGAGTGGTTGCACAAGTTCAATCGTGATGAGAATGCTTGCCCATCTCCTAGATCATGGGAGCGTGTCGCTACTATCCTCAAATGGTCTCTTGATCCAGTCAATCAGATTGAAGCTATCGCAGGTCAGGTTGGACGTGCGGCTACGGCTGAGTTCAATGGCTTCCTCAAGGTGTATGATGTTGTACCTGACATCGATAAGCTGATTGCTAATCCTGCAAGTGCAGATATTCCTGATGCACCTGATGTTCAGTATGCTGTATGCGCTGCATTGTCATCCAAGATGACTGGCAAGAACGCCAAGAACATCGTGACATATCTAAAGCGGCTACCTCAGCAGGAGTTCGCTGCCTTTGTGATCAAGGATGCAATGAACCGCACTGATGATCTCAAGCGAGACCTCAAGGCTGATGCATCGATCAGAGAATGGATCATGTCAGTAGGCAAGAACCTTATTCTTTAATCACAGTAAAGCAGGCGTACACGTCAATATGCCTGCTTACCATTTCAGCTTTTAGTTCTATTGAACTTTTTTAGGAGAAAATTATGGACGCACAAATGAAAGTGTCTCGCGCTGTTACGCGCCTAGTTGTCAAGCATCCCTTCTTTGGGTCAATGTGCCTATCAATCAACGTCAAGTCAGAGGATGACATCCCGACTATGTGTACTGATGGCAAGGCTATCTTATGGTCACCATCATTCGTTGATACAATGGATCAAGAAGAGACCGTAGGTGTCATGGCTCATGAGGTTTTGCACATTGTATTCAAGCATCACCTCAGACGTGGTGTGCGTGACCCTGAGCTTTGGAATATTGCGACTGACTTTGCAATCAATCAAGTGCTTGTGGACAATGGCTTTACTCTCCCAGAGGGTGGGCTGATTGATCCAGAGTACAAGGGTCTCAGTGCAGAAGCTATCTTTGATCGACTACCTGATGATGCCAAGAAAAAGTATGCTCAAGGCGCTGCTATGGGTGAGGTCAAGGATGCCAAGAAGGATGATGGCGGTGACATGTCAGAGGCTGAGGTCAAGCAGATGGAAGCAGACATTGATACCAAGGTAATGATGGCTGCATCTGGGGCTAAGGCAATTGGTAAGCTACCCTCTGCTATCAAGTCTTTGATTGAGGAGATGGAGCGCAGTCAAGTTGACTGGCGTGACGTGATGCGTAGGTTTGTTGGTGGTGATCAGCCAGATGACTACAGCTTTCGCAAGCCTCAGAAAAAGATGTATCACATGACTGGTATCATCTCGCCGTCTATCGAAAAGATTGGTGCAGGTGATGTGGTTGTCGGCATCGATACAAGTGGGTCTGTATCTAAGCGAGAGCTAAAGTTCTTCCTTGGTGAGATCAATGCTATCAGTGAAGACATCAAGCCACGATCAATCACGGTGATAACTTGTGATGCTCAGATACAAACGGTCAGACGTTACGAGCAAGGTGAGGAGATCGATAAGATTGAGATCAATGGGCGTGGTGGTACGAGAGTGAAGCCAGTGTTCGACTACATTGAAGAGCACCAGTTGCCAGTAGACAACATGGTCTACCTCAGTGATCTGGAGATCTGGGATTACCCAGAGAACCCACCACACTACCCAACACTGTGGGTCTCGTCATATCTAAGGTCTAAGGAAGCACCTTGGGGAGACACCACCTACCTGACAACGTAGGTGACCTCATGATTTATAGTGTGGCAACAATAACAATCTGCATCCTCTGGTCAGTGGGTGCAGCATTAGGATGGTGGAACATATGAAAATTAAAGGAGTGAGAAATGCCTAAATATACAACAGTAGTACGAGCGGACTTTGATGCAGATGAGAGCTTTAAGAAAGCATATAAAATGATGATGAAGTATCTCAAGAAGAATGAAGCTGATGGCAAGATGGCGATGGTCAGTTTGGCGAGAGCATTGGGCGGTGTGCTCATGCTTACGACAGAAGAAAAGCAAAGAGACATGGCACTTGCTACGGTTATAACTCAGATGTGTCAGACCTTTGCTGACTTCTTGCAAGCGGAGGATCAAGATGAGTGATGAACTAAAACAAATGGTTTTGCGATACTTGGCAGACATGGCAGATCGCGGAGATTACGAAGCAAAAAAATTATTTGATATGATTTCAAAGGAGTACGAAAATGAACTTCCAGATTGAAAACATGGAAGGGTTTTTACAATGGGTAAAGACCTGCCCTTATGCATACAGCATTAGCTCAATGTCTGGTGGATTTATCCATGTCAAAATTTTAATTCCAGTAGACAAAAAAATAGAGGCTTCTAGTGACTGATGAGTGCAAGGACTGTGGCGATAGCGTTGCGTGGGGCAGCGGTAAGTTCGTCAACCGACTACCTGCGGAGAGTGGGTTTTTTATATGCGCTGATTGTCAGTGTGTCGAGTGCGACAAGTGCCATCAAGATGTTATCGAATGGGGTCACCCACCTCATGATGACTGTGAGATATGGTGCTTTGATTGCTTACCAGAGTGAAGTCGTGGGGCAGCGGAGGACTGCCCCTCAATCAATTTAATAACAAAAGAAAGTGAGTTCAATATGAATATCGATATATCTATTAAAGATGCAATGCCAGAAGCTATTGAGGAGATGATGGAAATTGCCGTTAAGTACAGGAATAGATCCGAAGAATGTACAATTCTTAATCGTAGAATTACTGATGACTTTGATCTTCAATCAATTATAAATGAAGTAGCAAGACACTATATCATCAGAGTTCTTGAAGAAAATAGATGGAGAGTCGAAGATTCTTACAGGGTGCTTGGTTTTAACACTTATCAAACATGTAGTAACTGGATGAGAAAACTAAACATAACTAAAGAATATGTTAAAAAACATAAAAAAGAAAAATTAAATGCAAATTGTTTAAGGGGAGTAGTTTAATGATTAAATATTTTACGTTCATGGTGTTAAGTTACTTTGTTCAAGGCGAACAGGTAACACACAACATACTATTTAAAAGCTATGATGATTGTAGTTATAGCAAAGAGGCCATGTATTTTATGATGGAAAGCCAACATGATGCAGTAACGATACACTGCAAGGGCACTGAGGTTGCATCTAACAAACTGGTCAAGCCAAAGGTGAGACCATAATGGGAGATGAAGCACTAAGCCCTGCTCAAAAGTTTGAGTATCGTTTCTTAAAGCAGCAAGTAAATAGGCTAGAAGAAGAGCGGTATCGGTTCGATGCTAGTCCTAACGTACAACAAGATTTGTTTCATGCGCGTGAGGATCTAAAGTCGTTTGTCTCAAAGCTAAGAGTTAATGGTGTAAAGATATGAAGCGTTTCACAACAGCAGAAAAAGAATGGTTAGGTTACAAACGTAAGCTTGCCAATAATAATATGAAGGTGTCGTTATCAAAAGCACCTTGGGAAAAAAGTTCAATAGAACTAAAAACAGAGAGTGAGAAAAATGGAATACAAGAACAATCTAAAAGTAATAGAACACGCAAGGGAAGAACTAAGTAGGTTCTTCAAAACGTATGGTTTTTCTGGTGATGAGATCAAAGAGTTTTGTCAAGATGCCAGTTCATACAACTGGAAAAACTTTGATTATGATGGAGCGCCTACAGTTCTCAAGCTAATGAGCGACAGCATAGGCAGAGACAACATCAGGAATGTGGTTCTATATGCTCATAGTTTTCTAAAGTTGATCAAGGGTCACAGAAGTAAAGCTAAGTATGTAGAAGATAAAAGCGTTATCAAGAAAGCCATCGAAAGCAATGTTGTTTGGGCAGCAAGTGAACTCAATGAAGCCTTTCCATCTAGGGGTTGGGAGGTCAGATGTGAAAGAGGCAGTAAACCTTACGTTGAAGAACAAACAGGTAGATACGGCAGCAACTTCAATGTCGATGTACCTCTTGGTTGGGGTAAGACTGTATACGCAGAGGGTATTGCCACTGTCAAAGCAGGTGATGGCGAAAGATTTATCATGAATGCCTATAAGAAAAACCTTGGCAGACTAGTCAAGGATGGTGTCGTTGCTTACGAATGTGATGTTCTTAAAGTTTACCGTGATAATGCTACCATAGAAAAAGGTTGGGTATTCAAGTACGAAACGTATGACGATACTATACTTGCTACACATCAAGAGTTCTCTCGTGCAGAGAGCTTGCTTAAAAGAAGGATCAAGGATACCGTTGTGAAGGAACTTGTGGACTTCTAAAAGAGGGGCGGCAAGAGCCGCCCTAGTTGGAGCAAAAATGAAAAACAATTATAGGGTAACATAAAAAATAAAATGTACAAAGAATTAAATCAAGAAGCTCTCATTGATCTTGTTAGTCAGTTACCACCCAAGGCAACTGGCGAACAAGTTATAAATCTTATCGTAAATATTATGGAAGTATACGGTATGGGAGAAAATTGGTTTCATATTGCGGTCAGCATTGGTCATGTTCTTGAGCAGCTTAATGACGAAAACATAGAGAATGTGACCATACACTGACGATAGTATAGAAACCTCTCATCAGGTTCGCCTCAATTTACTATCGTTAAACTAGCGCAGGTTGAGAACGCTGCTCTTCTCCCTGCGTATTTTTTTAAAAAAAAGGAACGCCCGAAGGCGTCCCAGTATCAGAGTGGAGAAATCCAGATGTATGTCTGAACCAATATCCTGACGCAACATCTAGCACTCCGATATAAGAACGTCAAATACTTTCAATCATCTTATCACACAAGTTGCTGACGAGCCTCAGTGTTTCATGATGCGTAAGCTCAAGCACTGCCACCTCTTTACCGTCTACATAGACATGAATGACTGGTGCTTCTTCTCCCTCACGAACAATCAAAAACTTTTTAGAATGGGAGGGGATCATCATCATTATCTACATCGTTATAATCATTTGGCACATCAAGGAACTCATCAGGTACATGCTTCCTGTAGGTTGATGTCGGAACATCGAAGTCAAGTTCGGTCTCTCCTTGCTTACCAACCCATGAGAAGCGGCACTTCCATATGTGTATCTCTGATACAGGAGATCCAGATGGGTGTGGTCTATGCACAGTAAGACCAACGTCAGCCTTAGCAAACCATGCTGCACTACCAGATATATCATATCCTTTTGGTGCAGGTACTTTGCCGTCTGTTCCTCGCATCATCTTTGTTGGATGAGCTACGAACCACAAGTGTATGCCATGAGCCTGAGCAAATACTCTGAGCTTTGTCAGTATGTCTGACACCCACTCAGTCTCACTTACATCTCTTCCCTTTTGAATGTAATTGTATGGATCTATGATAGCACCTCTAACACCATGTCTAAGCACTGCTATCTTTAGTCTCTCGATGATGCTATCAATTGAAGACATTGATCCATCAGCTTGATACAAAAAAGAAAAGTGCGATTGAACAAATTCTTTTCCGTCTGATAATTCTTTATGGCTAAGTCTTTTCATTGAGCCTTGGAAGAAAGGCTTACGAATGTACTTACTGATTAGCTTTGCTATGTGAATCCTTGGCTCGTTTTCAAAGGAACATATTGCAAACTTCCAACCCTTCTCTTGTGCCATGTTCATCATGATCTGATCTACAAACTCTGACTTGCCAGAAGATGGGTGACCAGTAACAACCGTGAGCTGTCCTGCTACTATCGTGTACAATTCATCTACGTTGTCGTAGCCAGTGCTCTCACCTCTGCCCATACCGTTCTCGTAAATTTCATCAAGTTGTTCATAGAAATGAGAAGCGTCATACAATCCCGCGACAGGCCAAGGTTTACAATCAACTACAACTTTATCGATACCATCCTTGCCATGCTTGAGAAGCACATCGTTGGCATCCTTGCATCCCTCTGGGAACTCTATCTTGAAGCATCGATCCTTGCCGATACGTCTGGCTATCTCTTCCGCCATTGCCTGACCTGCACTGTCTGCATCAGTGGCGATTATGATACGAGCAGCCGCATCTATTTTCTTCTTTGCTGCCCATAAGAACTTGAATTTATTATCTTCTTTAGGATCTATCTGCCCATCGACAACCTTCATGACCGCACCATTTGGCACTGACACAACGCTGTCGTAACCTGTTTCGATAAACGCAAGGGCATCCATCTCGCCCTCACAAATAATCATATCATCGTTACGTTCTACACCTTGCATATTAAAAAATGTTTGAGGTGCACCGCTACATGCGAAGCCTTTACCTTCTATCGATCTAATCTTGTACGCATAATCTTGACCCTCATTGGTGTACGGAAACATGATGCATTCAGTTTCTTTTCCTAGTGCCTGTATCCAATGATGCGTTGAAACCAATCCAACTTTAGTAGCGGTTTCTTTACTTATCCCTCGTTCTTGCAGCCAAACCAGGGAGCTTTCCGTTAATTCTTTTCTTTGAACTTTTTTTGCAATGGACATTGTTTTTTCTCTCTTTATCTCTGGTAACTCCTCTCGCATAGGAACAATACCTTGCTGACCACAGTGCCAACACTGATATAAAGTTTTGTCTTGTTCTATGCGGAGAGAAAGTGTCTTATCGTTTTTCTTTTTGCGGCTGTGACTACAGCTTGGGCATTTGATTTTATGCTGACCTTCACCCAATCTATAAGCCTCGCCACGAACTTCTTGTTCGATGTGCACGACTTGTTCTCCTACTCTGATCCGACGAACATAGAGGAAGGAATGCCGATGCGTCAAGCAAGAATTTTTCGAGAGTATTTATATATATGTTATATATATATTATATATATATTAATATTATATATATATTATATTAACTATATTTCTTTATTAGAATAGTATCATAAGATAAATAGAAAGGGATTTTATCTACGTCACAAGACCTAACCCTGATGATTGATCTTGGATTTTCTTTATCCAAACCCCAGTAAATAATTTTTTGTTTCACCTGCCTATCATTTTTGTAGATACGGTTCTGCATACAGTCGAGGATAAGGCTCTCGTCTAGGTCAGGTCTACGGCTTGCGTAATAGATCATCATCTCAACCACAACATCATCTGTCGTTGGCACTTCCATTACAGGACATTGCTGCTCGAACATCTTGACGTAGCCTCTAGCCTTTGTTGATTTGATTAGGGCAGGTTTGCCTCTAATCACTACCATCTTTCGTGAGTTAGCTTTCGAGGCAGGTTCACCATATATTGTGAAGGTCTTGTCAAAGTTATCCATATGTACCCTTAAAATATCTTATTTGACATTATGTTCCTTATATGATTTAACCATAAGAGAGTGGAGAATACAATGAAAATAACCAACGAGCATCAGTTGCCTGATGCCTTTCTTAATTTTGCGAGAGACGATAAGTACTCCAAGGGCAAGTCCGACATCAGTGTAACCACGCTGATCGACTCTCCTCGTGTTCGATTATTACGCGAGAAGAACAAGAGCGAGATGTCAAAGGATGTTGTCGATATGATCTGGCCTTTGCTTGGTACAGCGGTTCATCATATTCTCGAAAGCGCAGATGATCCTGAGAACGTGGTAAAAGAAGAAAGACTTTACGCCAAGGTACTGGACTGGGTTCTGTCAGGCGCATTAGATCATCAAGAGGTTTTGCCAGACGGCACTGTGCAGATTACAGACTACAAGGTTACGTCTGCATGGTCTGTTATTTTGGGTAAGAAAGATTGGGAGAGGCAGCAGAACTGCTACGCTTGGCTCATAGAAAATTCAGAGGATGGCAAAAATAAACTTAGGAAGGTCAGCAACATTCGTATCTGTGCAGTGCTTAGAGATTGGCAGAGACGTAAGGCTGAGTTTGATAAGGACTATCCCCAATCACCCATAGTTGTAATTGATCTGCCCCTTTGGAGTGAGGCAGAGCGAGAAGAATATATTTATGGAAAGATGCATGAGCACCAAGAGGCTCAAGCTAACTACGATCTGTTCGACAAGGAGCAACTATGCACACCAGAAGAACAGTGGGCGAAGCCCGATACATGGGCTGTAAAAAAGAAGAGCGTGAAGAGAGCACTGCGTGTCTACGAGACAGAGCAAGAGGCTATCGATCATATAAACAAGGAGGAAATCAGTTTAATAATAGAGCATCGTAAGGGTGAACTAACCAGATGCCAAGGTAATTACTGCGGAGTGTCAGAGTTCTGCGAACAATTTAACGGATGGAGAAATTAATGAGTAAAGAAAAGAAATCAGTGTGGGAAACACTGTCGGCCATCGATGTCAACGATAAGACCGAAAAGAAAAACGGCATGACATATCTTTCTTGGGCTTGGGCTTGGGGTAAGCTGAAAGAACATTATCCAGAAGCAACATTTTCCAAGCACCTTCATGATGGCATGGCTTATATAAAAGATGAAAGCGGATATGCTTTCGTTGAGGTCACTGTGACTGTCGAGGGAATTAGTGCAACTGAACTTTTTCCTGTTCTTAACTACAAGAACAAATCGATACAAAACCCAGATGCTTTTGAGGTTAACACCGCACTTCAGCGTGGTTTAGCCAAGGCGATAGCTTATCATGGTCTAGGTCATTACATATATGCAGGTGAAGATCTACCTCAGAGCGACGGAGAGGAGCGGCAGAGTAAGGGAAAGGTTAAAGAGGTTGTTGACCCTATACAAGAGACTACCCCCACTCCACCGCCCCCTGAGAGCACTACACCAGATGTACTAAGTGCTAAGGATGATACGGTTGAGAAGACTAACGGTTGGGATATGGTAACCGATGCCTTCACTGAGCTTATGAAGGTACACAATACTTATGAAAGTCTTGGTAAGCTTTGGAAGAAAAACAAATCAACTTTGAACTTGCTAGAAACCAATAGACCAAGCGACTACGAAGAACTTCTAACTAATTTTAAGAAACGTGCAAAAGAACTAAAGGAGAAAGCTAATGGCTGATTATGATAAAGCATCAGGTGCACTGTTTAAGAACAGAAAGAAACAAAATGAAAGACAACCTGACTACACTGGCAACATTGAGGTTGATGGTGATGTCGTTAGAGACTTGATGGCTCAGTTGAATGAGGGTGTTAAGCATCCAAAGGCAGATCTATCTGCTTGGATCAGACAATCTAAGTCAGGTATGAACTTTCTATCTTTAAACTCTAGTGTTTTTTACGAGCGCAACGGTGGTCACAATAGATCTTCTAACAACAGTAACACACAAGGATCTGTATCAAATGATATGGATGATGAGATCCCATTTTAAATTATGCTTATTCCGAAACACAAAAACATTCGGGATGAGAAGTATCTGAATACTTTGCGAGGATCTCCTTGCTTAGTGTGCAGACGCGGTGCAGAGGCACACCACCTACAACATGTTGGGGAACGTGGAATAGGCATGAAGTCGGGAGATAACTTCGCTGTACCTCTGTGCCGCACCTGCCATACAGAACTACACCGTTTTGGTAGTGAAAGAACATGGTGGGATTTAACTGGGATTGACTCAATAGGATGGGCAAAAAGAAACTGGGAGAGATTCAATGGTGACAGTAACTAAAGCAATGGTTCAGCAGGTAGAATGTCCTGCATGTGGAGCACAGTCTGGTCAGTCTTGCGGTCACAAGAAAGATAAAACAAAGAGCCATGTAGATAGGCTTCATGCTGCTCAGTTTCATTTCAACAGTGATGATGTACCACCTGACAAAAGATATACTGGAAAGAAAGTTTTTCATAGGAGTGAGAGATGAGCGAGATTAGAGATGCAGCCATGAACTTTGAGGCGGTAAAGGTATCGATGTCGCAGGACAGAAACGGTATCATACTGCGTCTTAACGTACACCCTAATGATTGCCCACAAGAACTACACACTGACTGGGTAGGCACAAGATATGTTGTGGCAATGGTTAGACTGAATGATCAGGACGAACCAGAGACAAGAGAAGAGCATCAGTACATTGAAAGGCTGATAGCATCAGCAGGTTTACTTTGCCGTAATATAGATTTTGGAAAGTATATGAATGATGCAGGTCACATAGATGAACATGATCCAGTAAAGGTTGAAGAGGCAGTTACGAACAGCATAAGGAAGTACTGCAATATAAAATCTAGAACAGAGTTCAGGAGTGACCCAGAAGCTCGTAAGAAATTTGAACAACTTAGAGAGGACTTTAAGACATGGAAGAAAAACTAATTGATTTGAATGAGGTTGCTCGAATGATGTCGATGCACCCCAAGTCTGCAAGAAAGATAATTAAGAAAGAAGATAACTTCCCAGACCCGATAGTGTTTAGTGAGAGGGTCAAGCGATGGAAGTACTCATCAGTAATTAAGTGGATAGAAAGTAAAGATGAAGCCAACGTATGAAAACTCTGGTGATGAGGTCAACGAAAGACAGCTTGCCTCATTGCTAGAGAGGAAGTGGCAATGTCAGATGCAGCGACAGATGAAGTACGCACAGTTTGATTACGTTGCGCTGCGAGGGAAAAAGATACAGGCGTTTGTAGAGATGCGTCACCGTGGTGTGGAGCATAACAAATACCCTACATGTTTTATATCTTTAACTAAATTACTTATGGCACAGAACTTAAAGAATGTTTGTAATGTGCCGTGTTTGTTTGTCGTTCAGTGGACTGATGCCACTGGGTACTGCAACCTAGATATGCAATGCGAGATTGAGTATAGCAGTGAAGGTTGGAACAGGCGGAACGATCCATCAGATATAGAGGCAATCGGACTGATACCAATAAACAGATTTAAAATGTTCAATTGAACTATCTGTAATCTTTCATGAACTCATTACCACGAGAGTAAAGCATTTGCTTCTTTTCATCTAACCTATCTAAGATCAATTGTTTTTGTGCATCTGGCATATTTACATTATCACGAACAGCATTTTGTTGGCGCGATATTTTTTTGATAGCATTGTTTATTGCTTTAATACGAGGGATTAATCTAAACTCTTCTGAGTATTTTTCTCTAGCTCTTATAAGCCTGTCTCTATCCCCTGCATCTTGTGCTGCTTTTATCTCTGCTGCAACGCGAAGAACCTTATCTCTTTTTTCCACAAAGATACCAATGTTTTCTCTGTCAGAAACAGTGCCGTATAACTTCCTTGCAAAGGGAATTTCTCTTGCTAGGTCTTGAGAAAATCCTTCAGCGTAAGCTGTGGTAGGAACGTCCACAAATGTTCTCTTTGTAAATCTCCCAATACCACCAGTTAAAAACTCAAACCAGTAATCCATAATCTCTGGATTCCAATCCACAAAACCAGAGATCTCGCTCGTACCACCAGTTAAAGAGTTTAAGTTTTCTGCAATCCATTTAGACGATGGGCTGACATTATTAAAATATCTTTGACTATCAGGAGAGTCATCACCAGGGTACGCCTGTTTATATACTGGCACACCTGCGTAATTTTCATTCCTCATGATCTCTACAAAAGGATCGAATGCAGTTGGCACAGCAAAGTTAAATAGATTTTCTGTTCCACCTATTGGATTAAGAGCATCCACCGCAGTCATCACCATGCTAAGACCGCCCTCTGATGCAGAGTATTCACCTCTCATAGTTCTACCCAATGATCGACCTGCATTGACCGCTGCGTTTAATCCATAGGGCATGGGTATTGCTAGGTAATCTCTACCTGCACCAAGATCACCTAGTGGTAAAACTAAATTATGTTCTAGAATATAATCTGGTATTTTATCATATATTAATATGCCATCTTCATCTTCTTCTGAAACAAGAGAGTTAATAAAGTCTTGAAATAAACCTGCGCCTACAAGACCAACCCATATGGCTTGTACTTTTTTAGATCTTAGTAGCGCATTGAAAAGTGCAAATGAACCTTGGATAGACGCGTTGTAAAACAGATACCAAGAGTTCATGAATGTCTTTGCTTCACCACCCTTACCAAAGTTTACCGTTACATTCCTAGCCGCTTGAGCTGCTCGCGCCCCTGAGAAACCTTGCTTCTTTAAATTGTGATATGTGGTAACACGAATAGCGTTCTCGATTACAGTGTTGTAATTCTCTAATAAAGTTAGGATTGAACCTGCACCCTTACCGACAAAACTATTCTTTACCTTGTTGAACTTACCTCGAACACCATCCTCTTGGATGTCTCCTAATATTTTATTAATGCTTTCAACTTGATCAGCGATACTGGTCATGGGGTTTGCAGAGTTCTGACCACCGTCACGAACAAATTCTCTGTAGATCTGAGACCACTCACTGCTCTCATCTCCGTTCACAATGGCACGTTTAATTCCTACGAATGCTTTCCTGTAGTCCTTAGACATAGCTCCAACCATGCCTTTAGCATCAAACTGTTGGACATTCACACCTGCTGTTTGCAAGTCACGAACCAAGTTAGTTATCATAAACTCTGGGTTGTAAGATGTGTTTATGTTTGACAGGTATCTATTTAACTTACCCATCGCACGATTGATTGTGTCAAGACTACTAGATCCAGTGCCGTCTGAACCTTTCAGTGATCTACCTAATCTTTTATCTGCTAACTCAACATAAACATCTTTGCCGTTTACCTTAGCCACAAATATATTATCATTATCTGCTGCAAATCTATCTACAATTTCAACTACATTTCCAGAAGAATCCAACGCTCTTGTTGTCGGCATCTTATCAAGGATACGTCCATACCCACGAGTCTCGTTTGGTTTGCTTTCCAGTAATCCAATGAAAGCTTGACCCACTTTGTTTCTCTCACCTCTGATAACTGCGTTCTGATTTTGATTTAACACAGTTGCAAGTATATCGGTTGCATAATCATATCTACCAAGAGCACGTCTATCTTCTCTGCCCCTAACACCAAAAGGACTTCCGCTTTTAGGTCTGGTAAAACTCATATCATTATCTGTTGGGTCTTCCTTGCCACGCAGAGGAACATAGTTATCAAAGTTTTTATCTTGCCGTAAGTCTTCGGCAATTAACCCGTAGTCTGCGCGGGAATCGTTCGTGTTTTTTATTATGTCTCTTATTCCAGATTGCATTCTTTGTAATCTTGCAGCGTTATCTGGATCAATGGTTGCAACCCAAGCTAGTATAGCATCAGCCTCTGCATCAGACATTCCAGAACCTGAGTCATTACTTGGGTCTCTTGTTCTTATAAACGCATTTCTTTCTTTAGCGTGAGTGGCATAAATAACTGCGTCACCTACAGCCTGTTTCTTACTTCCATAAGATGAGAGTGCTTGCTTTACAAATCCGTTTCCATTTTCAGATGCCGCATCAGATAAACCCTCAAGCCTATCAATACTATCTTGGGATATACTTAATTCTTTTATGGCATCAACTGGAGCGGCATATAGATCTTCTCTTGCCCTTAACTCTTCGGGAACTTTACCATGATAAAGCTCCTCTGCTAAATAAGCATCAAAAGCATCTGGTATTTCTACATTATTTTGCTGAAGTTCTTGATACATACGACCCACAGAAATAAAATCATCTTGAAATTTATTTATAATTTTATCAGCTATGTCTTGGGACTTAGTTTGTGGAATAAAATATCCTAATTTTCTTGCTATGAAGTCAGAAGCTTTGGCATAGCTTAGGTCATATTTTTTTTGCTCTATCTGAACAGGAAGAGAACTAAGCATTGTAGATTTTCTGTATGGATGTGTATTAGCTACAGTCTTACGAGCTTTCTTTTCCATTATAGGGAAGAATGTTTTTACATAATAAAAATTTGGTTGAAGAGTTGATACTTCTTTGCCTCGTGTTGAAACATTGCTGCCTCTTTCCAACACAAGCCTAAGAGGTGGACTTCCGTTAGTAATATTCTTGCGCCACTCAAGGACAAGCTTGTTCTGATTTTGATATGAGATTACATCTTCGCCATCTTGAAAGTCTTGTCTTCTCCATCTATCCATTAAATCTCTTATCGCTTCTTCAACCCTGCCGTACTTAGAGTTCATGAAAAGATCTTTGTCATGGCTTCTTTGCTGTATATGAACTAAACCGTGACCATCTTGGATGCCGTTAGCGTGATTGTTTTGAAGCCCTGTTGGGAGAACAACAAGACGTTCTGTTCCGCCCTCAAGCACCTTACCGTAAACAGGACTAGGGGCTTGACCTCTATCAGATTTTTTTACTGGAACTCTTTCGAGCATATAGCTTTTTCTATAATCCTCAGCAGTTGGCTCAACCTCTGGATCAAAGACAGCAAATCTAGAGGGGTATCTTTGTGGTGGCAATTGAGGATTTATTTCTACTGAGTTAAGCTCTGCTTTTTCTTCTGGTGTTATCTGTCCTTGAATTGATTGAGAGTAGTCTTCTAATTCTAGCTCTCTTGGCGAGAAGAAGTTTCGCTCTCCTGTTGTTTCTTGTATTGTATCAATCTCTTTGCCAATTTCTGAATCTCTTTCGAGTTCAAGTTTGACAGTACTGAGCCGTCCTCGCTCTGCCTTGGGGAGTGTGGCTTCGATTTTGCCATCTGAAATACCTTTCTTTTTTAGGATAGCTATAGCACCGTCAGCGTAATCGTTGTCATCACCACGACCTTTACGGACACCACCTGCTGCAAAAATTCTTTTCTCTGCGTACCACATCAATGCTTGAAAATCTGCGTTAGAAATATCCACACCAAGCTGATTACTCTGTTTTAATATTTCACGAGCACGATTAGCGGTTGCTCTCATAGCCGCTCTGTCTGCCGCACTTCTTGGATCTTCTTGTAGCGACTCGACTAATTTGTTTGCTAAGTTTTTACCTGCTTTTGCTAGGGGAGTTGACTCAGGTCTAGCATCTTGAGCTATCTTCTTTACTGTCGCGGCATCTTTGCCAGTGATAGTAGCCCCAGAAATATTAAAATCATACTGATCTGACAAATCATTTAGCTTGTCGTTGTATGCTTTGTTGTAAAAACTTTTATCCCATGTGCTCATTATCTGTGGAGCTAAAAGTTCAATATCACTTTTTTCTAAAGTAGTTACTCCAAGATCATCGAGAACAGTAGCCAATAGATCTTGATCCATTTCAGATAACTGCTCTGGATTTGATACTAAATTCCAAAGAGTGTCCTTGTTTTTCTGAACTAACTCTTCGTTGTACTGAACTATTGGTTTGCCAGTAATTCTATTTGCAAATCGCATCCACCAACGATCCATAGTTAAAGGATCAAAGTTCCCGCGCAAGTTCTGGTAAAAACCGTTGCCTATCTTAGGCCCGATCACATAAGCAACACCAACCATTTGATCTGCTTGTTCTTTGCCATCAATTTTAAATGGTAGATCTTTTACTCTATCAACACCAAAGACTTCGGTCATCAGAGATGCAAGTTCTCCCTTTGGTAATTGAGTAGTAAGCAATTCATTAATTTGATTTGAGTCATATCCTAAATTAGTGAGAGCGTTCCAGAACTCCCACGCTTTGATCATGGATTGACCCTGTTTGCCAGAGGAAGACAATGGGAACTTTCCGTCTTGGCTGTTCTTCCATGCATCATACTGACGAGCAGCAAGTAGATAGTTATCTATAACTGATAAGCCGTTTGATGTGACGGCAGTAGCATAATCAAATGCATGTTCTGATGCAGGGCTATAAAGAGGGTTGTCTGTACCATCAGGACGTGTGGGTGAAACCTCTGGGTAAACTGGGAACAAGGTTTGTTTTGCAAGCTTGAGCGTTGTGTCATACCAACCAAGGGCATCACTGCTTGATAGTAAAGCTGCCTCCGCTTCAGCAGCCATGATACGAGCCACGGATTCACGATCTTCTGCTGAGTTTATGAGGTCATATTCAGGAGCGCCTCGAAGTTCGAGTAGTTTATTAGCAAAGCTGACTAATGTTTCTGAGCCTTCTTTGCTTTTAAACTTAGGCTCTCCAGTATTAGGATCTAAATAGTCCAAGATACTTGCGGCACGTTGTTCTAGTGAGAGGGGAAGAGTTAAACGAGACTGTCTAAATCCTTCTACTCCTCCAGTAAGCTGTTCTTTTTCGAGGGCGTTACGTTTATTCCTTGCTTCTTCAAAGCGGCTACCAACCTCTGCAAGGTTTCTTTGGTATCCGATTGCGGCGTCACTTCTGTAAGCACCACTTTGCTTGAGTCCTTCGATTCCTTCATTTGTTCTAATCTCCTCAAAGTTATTCAAATTAAATATAGCTAGTTGATCCGCTGCTTCAGCTATATACAAAGCCTCTTCTGCGGTAGGAACAATCAAAGTATTATCTAAAAAGTATTGCTTTGACTCTCCATCGAACCACCCACCAAGATACACTGGTCTATTTATTGCCCTAGATATATCCTTATTGTCCTCTATATAACCTAATAGTACTTCCTCTGGCAAGGTCTCTCCGACAATTATTTCTGCCTGTTTCAATGGTGCAACAACAAACCCACCTGACACAGGTTCTAACGTGATTGGATCTACGGTAAATCCATCTGGATTGTCTTTAATAAATCCCTGCAAAGATGGCACTGAGGATGAGCGAGATAGGCGTGATGCTTTGGCAGGTGTCTCTACTGCATCAGCATCCTTGTCTACTTTAATTGACTCCTCTGGTAGAGGTGTTCTTTCTCTGCTTCCAATCTCACCTAGATTTATATCATCGAATATGGTGGCGGCGTCTGTGAATCCGTTCTCTAGGTTTCCACCAATGATAGATTTAAAGAAGTTCTTGATTTTATCTAGGATAGTTCTTGGCTTACCAGTAATCTTCAAACGACCTGCATTGTAATCACGAAACATTTCCGCCACAGCTTCTTCGATCTGTATCTCTGGAGACTGATCGGCGTACATCTTCTTTGCTCTATCTAGATAGGTATACTTTCTTAGCTCTGGCCTACCCTTCTTGCTTTTTACATACTTTGCTTTTGCTGCTGCGCTTGTAAGAGTGTTCCACTCCTTGTCTTTTATGACGTTCATATTCTTTAGGGCGTGTGTTGTCTCGTGATCAAGAACCTCACCAACTCTTTCAAAGAGCTGCTTCTCAGATAGCTTAGGATCATAGACACCCATAGACAGACTTATCATTCTATTGGTAGGGTTGTACTCAAAGCTTCCCTCAATACCCTCACCTGCTTCGTCTCTTACTAACTGCTCACCACTAAGCTTAACATCTTTCAGTCCATACTTGTTCAGCCTCTTGCGAATATCCTTAAATACTTTCTCTTGTTTTTGTGTAAGAGCAGGAGTGTATACAGGTTTGTTCGATTGAACTTTTTCTTGAACAGAGTCAGCTATCCTTCTTGCTTTGGCTGCTGCTATTTTTGTTTCAAGCTTCTGAGATTTGTTAAACTCAGGTGTTACTTTCGGAACATATGGAAGGTTGCCAAGCCTGTTAAGTGCTGACTGAGATTCGTTGATAACAGTTGAGTACTGTTTGTTTCTTTCGTTAAGCCTATCAATCTCATACTGAATAGCTTTCTCACTGGTTCTTCTGCCCTGTAGATCTCTGCCGTACTGACGCACAGAATCAAGATCAAGCTTCAGGTCTTTAATAATATTGTTGTTCTTTTCTGTAGCTTCACTAGCTATATCGATCTGTCTTCTGTAAGAAACATCTGGAGTTTTAAGCTGAGGCTGTATGTTGGTTGTTGGCGTAAACCTTCGACCAACCCTATTAACATATCCACGACCTACCAGTTCATTCATTACATCTGTTACTTGAGGCACAGTAGTTTTACCTACGTCTTTGCTAACCTGCTGTTGAATAGAAGATAGGTTTAAAGTTTTTTCTCTTGCAGTATCAGATTTAACTTGCTGTAGAACCCTATCGTACTGAGCTTTGGTGAATGTCTTGTTCTTAAACTCTTCATCTGTTGTGACCTCTGCAACCGCAAGAGGATCTACAGGTCTTTGTTCTTTTACAGGAGGCTGCTCCGCAGCTATTGCTTGATCGTTTTGTTTTTCTGCCTCAGTTGTAAGCTCTTGTGATATTACGCTTGCGTAACCAAGTCTCTCTCTTGTGTCAGTCGTAAGTTCTTTTAGATCAGCTATAAGCTGCTCGTCTTTTTCTGCCTCTTTCTTTAACCGCTCCTGTTCTTTTTTATCTTTTTCTTTCTGTGCTTCTCTTTCTCTTATAGATTTACTGGTCAATCTTTTGTTTGTGGCAATATCTATTGGAGCACCAACCACACCTGCTGCACCTGCACCAAGCAAACCTTCACCCAAAGCCTCTTTAAAACTTAGATCAAGACCCTTGTCAGTTAGTGCTGTCTCACCTGTCTGTTGAATTAGACTTTGCAGTGACTCTGTGCCGCCCTCTAAAATTGTTCTCTTTAAAAAGCCAGACATACCTGGGGCTATGGCATTTAATGCACCGCTTGCTGTTGAGCTAGTGATTGAACCAAGCCAATCCTCTGAGTTAGGAACTTCTCTTCCATTGTTTCTGGCTCTTTCATTTGCAATCGGGCCAAGCAACTGAACTGCTTCAAAAAGTGCAGGGCCAGTAAGTCCACCTGCTATAGCACCAGGAGCACCTGCTACTAAGCCACCGCCAACAACACCCACACCTCTTGCCGCCATAGATCCTACGAATTGACCTGCTTGCTCTGCTATGGCTCTTGGGGCATAACGAAAATCAAATCCAAATCCATCTGGATTTAAAAACTTACCTGCTGCACTTTCATAGTTTTCTGGCCCCTCAACTAAGTCACTAAAGAAATCACCAGTACCTTCATATCCAAGAGACCTTGCTGTCTCTGCTATGTTTTCAAGAGGTTGATCAAGGGCAAACTTAAAAGCACTAGATACAGATCTGTCAGGCTCAGGGGCTTCTTCTCTTGCGAGAGACCTAATGCCACCACCATATTGTTGTTCAAAGGCTTTCCTAAAAGGGGCTTCTTGTTGCTCTAATATTTGAGATATACGATTTGTTTCTTCTGGTGTGGGTGTACTACCTGCTATTGTAAAGCTATATGGTTCACCAGAAAACTGACCTAGTTGTTGAATAACACCCAATAGTCATCTCCTCGTTATGCAGAAATTGGTGTGCCTAAGTCTAGACCACTTTGAGTTTGAGATCCACCAGTAACATCAAAAGAATTACCTGCTTGTTGAACGCCACCACCAATACCTAAAGATTTTCTTAACTGACTTAATTGTAAGTTTGTTCTAAACATTTCTTGCTGTATACTTAATCTTCTTTGATTTTTTAACTCTTCTTCCATCATGTTATCAAATCTATCAAGATCGTCTAGCTGTGCTTGAAGGTCACCTTTGTAATCGCGAAGATCATCTAACGCACTAATTATGTTACTAGGAGTTAATCCACTTGTGGTGCTTTCTTGATCAAGTACGTCTAGCTTATACTGCATGTTCATAAGATTTAAAATGTCATCATCATATTGCTGTCTAGCCTCACTAAGAGATCTCAGACCCATAATACCTGCCTCACCTATAGCACCTGCTAATGTTGGGTTGTCAGATGCCATCAATGCCATGCCAGTCTGTGCTAATGCTAACCACTTGTCTGACTCTAAACCCTTTTCTCTTTCGTCAAGCATTCTCTGTATTCTTGATCGTAAAGGATCGCTGTATCCAGTCCCAGAATCACCGCCTGTTGCGGAAGCTGTCGTTGTTTTAACAACCTTACTACCAAGAGGTGACGTTGATGTGTCTACGTTAGGATCAAAGTCAAACTCTGTAGATAAGGTCTCACCGCCTGCTGAACCACCGCCCAAAGAGATGTTATCCAGTGCGCTTGATTGTGTATCGTCTGCTGACGGTGCATCACCTGCTATTTGTGGTGTTGTATCTTGAGCAGATCCGTCAGGCAGCATGGAAGAAAATTTATCAATAGTGTCATCTATTGCGCCACCTACTATCTCTCCACCAGAAACAATAGCATCTCCTAATCGTGACCCAATACTATTTGGATCAGGATTTTGTGAACCCATGTCCTCTATGTTTTGTTTTATTCTATCAAGATTAAATATATCTCCTAAACCAATATTAGAATTGGCATCACCAATACCACTAAACAATCCTCCGCTTGGAAGTGGATCTACTTCGTTACTTGTGAATAGTGGAGTTTGATCTGGCTGTTCGAGGCTACCTTCTCTATTCATTTCTGAGATCATGTTTGCCATGTAATCATCAGCAGCCTGAGCCTGAGCTTGATCTTGAGCAACACGATCAGCAGCTTGTTGAGCAGTTTCACTTGCATTTAAATTAGATACAGAATCAGAACTTTCTGGATATGCTAGTAAGGGCGATTGAAAATAGTCATCAAATTCTGGTGTGGTTACCTCACTAATTTGAGAAGGCATTGTCCCCACTGGAGACATATCACCATCAAAACCACCCACCATGCTAGACGGCACTCCATCAGAAGCGATAAAATCTAAACTAGAAGGAGTAGACATCTTTCTCGCCTGTATTATTGACTCTGGCAGATCAAAAAAACCACCTCCAAGAGGCTCTGAAAAACCACCGCTTGGATCTAACATAGGATCGTTAATATACTTCTGAGCTTGTAATGATGAGCTACCATCTTCTGGTGCACTAGCTCTAAGGTTAGATAAGGAAGCGGCTCTATCTTCTAGCTCTCTAGCTTCTTGACCCTGATCTATCTTTGTCTGATTTGCCATAGCCTGAAGCGAAGGGATTGGATTAAACTTCTCTAAAAAACTAGGCTCTCTTTCTAGTCCTTCTAATCCAGTTTGCTCTGGCTCAGTTGGCATGATTCCTGAGTTGTGTAAATAGTAAAGAGCCACTCGCTCTAGTGCGCGAGGATTTTCTTTATACTTATTATACTGATCAGGTCTTTGAAATCTTAAAAGCTCAACAGCACTCATGGTGTTTCGATCAAGATTATATGTACCAAGCGGCCCACCATTAGCCATACTGACAAGACCACCCTCTGCCATCATCTGTGGCATACGAGTAGGTTCTCTCTGAACTGCCATGTCTGCACTTGTGTTTTGTGCAATTGAACTATTTGGAGCCATGTTCCTTGCGATTGCAGTCAAGCCTTCTTGTGGTGCACCTGCTGCTGTCATCACTTCTTCTGCCACCGTAGGCATGTTCGCTGCTTCTTGACGCTTGTAATCATCACGCATACGTTTGCGTCTAGTAAGCTCACTAAGAACCAAAAACTGAGGCATGTTACCTGATGGTGACTGCATCTCTTTCATCAATACATTGTCAGAAAAATCTTTAAGGTTGTCTTGAAGCTCTATTATATTCATCCCATTAGACCTTTATATAGACCTAGCGCAGATATACCTGCACCAAGCGCATCTTGTACGGGGTTTCTACGTTGTAATTGCTGTATATTTTCATTAACTCCTGCGGGAAGACCCCTGAGTATTCCTGCTATACGCTCATACTGCTGTTGTGGATACTCACGCTGACGAATGAAATCTTCATAAGATAAGTCAAGCCGACCTTGATCTTCAGCCCTAACATCACGACCAATAGTATCAAGTAGCTGTGCACCCTGTATGTCGGCAGCACGTTGACGCTCACCTAATGTGGCTAAACCTGCTCCCATATTAGCAAACTGTTGACCCATGCCGCCTAGTTGCTGCGCTGCGCCCAATGCTGCTTGCTCACCTGCAAGAGATTGCCCTGCACCAAATTGTCTAGACTGCTCAAATCCCTGCTGAACTCTTGCAAGCTCTGCTGATCTTCTAGCCTCATCATTCATTCTAGCTGCACGATCAGCCTCAAACTGCTGTGATGCTTGTTGAAATGCTTGTTGTTGACCTGTAGCCTGTATATCACCAAGCTGTTTCTGCAATCCTTCTTGTGCCAACGCATCAACAATACCTCTGCGCGAACCACCAAACGCACCTGCGCTTACAGCTTGTGCATCTCTTCCTGCTTGAGATCTATCAAAGTCTGTTCTTGCTTGTTGCTTCTGAACGTCTACGGCATTCTGCATATATGGAGACATGTACTGACTTATTGAATTACCAGTAAACATATCGGGCTGACTAAATCTATACTGATTAAAGGCCATAGGGTTATATTGACCTGCTCCCCTAAGTCTATTTACTGATTGATCTGTGTAACCAATACCACGACCAGTAGCAGCCATACCTCTTCTACCTGCTTGCATAGCTTCTGGCATACCTGCAATACCAGTCTGAGCAATGCCTCGTGTCATAGCGCGAGATGCACCTATGTCTCCATACATAGATGATTCAGCTACTCTTTCTCCACCATAAGGAGTATATGTAGATCGCCCAGTATATGGATCAAAGGGCAGCATTGCATCTTCAGCGCCCTGAAGCATTCTACGATAGTACGGATCTGAAAACTCAGGCATACTCACTGTGCGTGTAGTGGTATCCGTAGGTATATTTTGACCGCCGCCTTTGCCCATTTTATAACTCCATTCGGTAAGCTATGTATTCAGGATAAAATCCATATTTTTTCAATGCTCTACCCCAACCTTTTCTTCCGTAGCCCTCTAAATGACTACATCCTAACTCATTTCCGTAACGCTTCATAGTGTCAATCAATTGATCTTCCCACTCTTTCATCTGCGTTCCGCCTACCCAATCTAATGCCAGTGCTCTACGTCTAGGATATTGTATTAGTCTTGTGGTAAATGCAGCTATAACTTTATCATCTTCATTCATCACAACCCAAAGAGCGTACATGTCTTCGTAAACCCCAGTTAATATATCTATTACTTCTGATTTATCTTTGACTGTATCTACTGCTCTTTTTAATATCTCATCAACGTCCTTCCATACACTGCCAACTGCCTCTTTAGGCACTAAGCTAACTCTCAATTATCCCACCATTTGTTCAAGTTTCTCAGGAGCATCCTCTTCAGCACGATTAATAACATCAAGGAAGCCACCACCATATGCTTTCTCCAGAGCATCAGTAGTATTCTTCCTCAGCACAAACTCCCCATCAGACAAGAGAACATCTTGTTCTCCTTCAAGTGTTGCAGGAACCATGTCATCAACTCCAGAACCATCGCCTGGGCCTCTAACCATTCCTTTATCACCTTCTTCAAAACGAGCTACAGTATCGTCTAACTCACCCGACTGTACTCGCCCGACAAGATCGCGTAATGCTTCCTCGCCGTACTTCTGAACAAACATAGCTAAGGCTATTTCTGGTTGATCAGACATTTCTTTAATAGCTTTTACTGCTTCGACAATAACATCTTTCTCGTTCATGCCATTGTCTTCCATCATCTCATCTACTTCTGCTTCTCCACCTTCAGCAAAGCCTAAGACTCCTCTAGCTCCCTCTACAATAGCATCCATTGGAACCTGTGGCATAGATCTAGATAAGTTTCCAATAAACTCCATAGCTTTATCAAAAGGAACTTCTTTGCCTGACTTACCTCCCTCAGCTAAAGATATTATGCCACCATCTGCATAAGTGTATGGGTACTTAGGCTTGCTGCCATCTGCTCTAGGTCTTCTTTGATACTGAAAGTAGAGACCTTCCCCAGGACTTCCCCCGTAAGGATTAGGGTTATAACTTCTTACCATTGGATTTGGCATAGGCGGTCTTGTTTCTTTGTCATCGTCTTCACCGTCATCTGCTGCACGATTCTCAATCATCTGCATATCTGCCATAGATTGACCAAGCATTGCAGGCATGAAAGCTTGTTGCCCTGCTGTAAATGCACCGCCTTTAGTGCCAGTACCAAACGGCATAGCTGCATTTGCAGTCTGTGTTCCAAGAACTTTAGTCGCTAAGTCTGATGCACCACCACTGACAATAGATGAAGCAGATGGACTTGGTGCTGTAATTCCCTGTAAAAAACCACCTTGAGTTGGAGGTGCAACTGCTGCACCTGTGCCTGCTGATACCGCCGCTCCACTTGTAGACCCAGACAAACCACCAAGTATCTTACCGCCAAGAAAAGATGTCATACCTGTCTGTATGCCTTTGCCTATATCTCCTGTCTGTACAAATGATCCTAACCCTGCCCCTATCCCTGCTAATGCAGGCACTGACATAGCTCCAAGAGTAGCCCCAAGCGCACCTGAACCTGCTAATGCAGGTAGTCCTAAGCTAAATAGTAGAGGAAGAACCATTTAAATCTCCAAAAGTTCTATTGAACTTTAACACCAAAAGTTCAAACTATCAATTACGTTAACCATTCATATATCTTTTTAGTCTCTTCTTTACGATGCTTTAACCCATTATACCCACCGTTAATACGTTTTGTCAGGCGTTTAATTGTGTCATCGTTTACACCTTCATCGCAAATATCCCACAGTTTATTTCTTTTAAAGAACCAAATTGCGCTTTCCATTGGGTACTTTGTCGCTACAAGATCTGGGTCTGTCATTACTTCAGACAAGTCCATATCATCTGCAAACTGAGAATAGTTATTTTTGCCAGTGCATTGTAAAAATCCTCGACCACGCCACAGATAGCCTTGTCCATCATTGCCCATCCTGTCACCGTACACACGATCAGCAAGAGCTTGTGGGTTTCGAGCACAGCTTTCGGCATCACTCTCTGTTTTAAAGTATTTGCCAAACACTGCCAGTATAGATTCTTTACTATAGTTTAAGTTCTCTTGTGTGTAACGAAACGTACCACTCTCGTGTACAAGCTGACCAAGAAAATGTGCCCCCCGCTCTGGATTTAAAACGTAGTGGTCACAGATTTTCTTTGCAGTGTTAGGGCCAAATGAACCATCAGGTGTAGATCCAATCTTTTCCTGTAATGTCTTTAGTGCTTCACTCATCTATAAACTCCTTCGTGCCACAGACACGTTCATAGACCATGTCAGAGGTATAACTCTCTGCCCATTTGTTTTCAGTAAAAGTGCAGAACTCCCACAAATCATTTACATCTGAGCTGATTAGCCCAATAATGTCTTGTTGTGCAGACACTGTCCCCTCAAGATGTTCGATGTCGTGAACCATTCCACTTATATACCATACAAGAGCTACCAACTGCACAGCCATAGCAAAGACTAAAGCAACAGGTATCTTCATGTCAGACATATCGCTACCTCTTAAAGAACTTCTGTACGCCACGCACACCAAATGACGCTGATATGGCGATACCTAAACTATAAAAATACCAGTCAGGTGCTTTGGAAAGCTGTTCAAAGCCTTTATCCACCCAACCATCAGTGCCTGGAACAAACGCCAAAACAAGCGGAATAGACAGAACAATTACAAACCACTCGTCTTTCCAACTTGATTGAGAGCCTTGCGCCATGATGCGCTCCCAGTCTGCGACTGAGGTCTCTTTTGAGAGCATGATCTTGGCTTTCGCTTCCGCCTCTGTTAGCTTGAGTTTTGCACTTGCAGCTTGCGCTTGTGACTTCGCATCAAACCAACTTCCTGCTAAATTAGCTATTGGCCCTATCAGTTGAGCAATCATAGCAATTCCTCCTCAACAACTTTTTTCTTTGCAGACGTGGATTCTTTGCCCATCCATATGCCAAAGCAACCAGTAAGAGCACCCATGCAAACAGATACGAGGCCACTCTGTGCAACAGATGGATCAGGTAAACCCATAAACCAATGTACTGCCTGATATGTAAGAATCGTAACAGCCAACATCATAAGACGTGGTAGAATTTTCCAATCGTCTAGAACAGTAGCAGGCATTAGAACATTCCACCCATGCCGCCCATTGCCCCCATAAATGAACCAAGTCCACCTGACATAGCCCTAGCCATACCTTGAGGCATAGGTCTTCCTGCGCCTTTACCGCCGCCGCCGCCAACCATGTTGCTAAAATAATCAAACTGATTCTGAGGAGACGGCTGATAATAAGGTGAGTTATAATTAGGTGTATTAAAGTTACTTCCCATATTCATGATTTCAGCACGTTCTCTTGCGCTCATCATTTCTATTGGCCTCGCTCTAGTTCTTTGCATACCACCAAGTATATCATAGTTCCTAGCAGCATGCATAAATGCAGGACTCATGTTTGGATTCATAGAATTTCTAGCTGCTGCCATATAATATGGAACCTGACCTGCGCCTTGTTGTGATTCATACCTCATGAGGTTAGGACTGTAGCCAAAACCACCACCCATCATTCCTCCACCTGGGTATCCTCCGCCTGGGTATCCTCCACCTGGGTATTCAGGGATAGTTATTGGAGGTTCCATTGGAGGTTGCATTGGAGGTTGAACTGGAGGTTGAACTGGAGGAGAGCGATCTGGATCTCCATGTATGTCTGGCTTTGGAGGCGGTAAACGTGTGCTTGGACCGTCTGTAGTGATTGGCTTTGCTGTTATTGGATTGTCTCCTGGCAGACCTTCACCTCTAAGGGTGTTGCGAAAACCACTCATAATCTGTTGGAGTATAGTGCTCTTGTTCGGATCACCTGAAAGATTTCTTTGTCCTGCTCCAAGAATTGACGCAGCCGCCTGCTGATTAGCCGCTGCTGTAGACGCACTGGTTCTTTGCGGGCCTGAAGGTGTAGTTGGTCGAGGCACAGGTCGCCTTCTAATGTCTGCGGGGCGAAGGCCACGAGTAGGTGTTCCTGTAAGATCCCTTATACCTGCTGATCTCATTGACTGAGCAGCTTGTTGATTAGCTGCTGCATTAGCATTTCTAGCTGCCACCACACTTGGCCTTAACGCATCACGTCTTGCTGCTGCTGCGGAAGTAGCCCTTGACCTTACTACACTTGGCCTTGCAGCATCTCTTCTTGCTGCTGCCAATCTTGCGCTTGAGGCTCTTGCTGCTGCTCTTGCTTTATCTAATGCGCTTTGTCCTGAAGATTTTCTTTGGGCGCGTCTTGTTGCAACATCTGAAGTTGATCTTGTTTGCACACCTGATCTAGAAGATCGTGCGGCTGATGCTGCACTTTTTTGCGCTGCTGCCCTTTGCACACTTGGTCTTGCAGCATCTCTTCTCGCTGCTGCTGTTGATGCAGCTTTTGCCTTTACTACGCTTGGTCTAGCTGCGTCTCTTCTTGCTGCTGCTGCCTTTGCAGATGCTGCTTTTCTTCTTCTCTCTGAAGCTCTAGACCTTGCTCTTTTAGCAGCAGAACTAGACTTTATACTTTTTCCTGCTTTTTTTCTAGCAGCTTGTGCACGTCTACCAGATGCTTTTCTTGCTGCTCTTCTGCTTGCTACTGACATTATGCTTCTCCTGATATAGCTTCGGGGGCGGTCACGGTGATAGCCGTGTGCCGTTTAGTTTCTGCTGTCCAAGACTCTCCGCAGTCAGGACAATTTCCATCTGGGTATGTAGCAACTTCTTCTGGTGTGTCTACTAAATTATCACAACTGTGGCACTGTATTGTATCCACAGATGTTGACGGTCTCCACTTAGAACCGTTGCTCATAGTAAGAATTGTATCACTCATGTCGTTGTCACCGTTACTGTTCCTACCGCACCTGTTGCCCCAGAGCCACGGACATGCGGTGTATTGATTAATGCTATCTTAACAAATCCTTGTTGTTGAAACAATGCTCCATTTTCTAAACCTGAATCATCAGTCTGTAAGTCTGTTAACGTAAGCTTTGTAGCCCTTTCCTCGCCTGGGTTCTGCTGCTGTTCCATATATACAGCAAAACTTCTTGTCAGGTTAGCAAAATATTGCTGTTCATACTGTGTTGGTGGTACAGCAAAGAAGGGTAGAATAAGATTTCTGGACACTACCTCCTCCCATCAGGGCGTATATCAAGCCTTGGAGATCCTAACCTCCAACCAACTCCAGAAGCTGTAGACTCAATACGCATTGCAAAGCTACGTCCACGCAGCCTTAGATGAACTTGATCTGTAAACTGTTCTACAGGCACAGATGCCGTCTTAGCTATTGCGCTAGATGTTGTTTGTAAGTAGTTGCCCCCAGGAAAGTTTCTGGTTTTAACTGTTAGATTAGCAGATGGGCTACCCGCTGTAGATCCTCGAAAGGTAAGATCAGGTATCATGCGTTTGATAAAAGCAAACTGATCTCCGTCACCTATGTCCATTTGGCTTGATTCAATATATGCAGTAATTGCAGCCCCATCGTCATCAAATCCAGACTCTTGAGTGTAGAGGTAATTGTTTGGCCCTGCTGCAATTGGGTTGTCGAAGATACCACGATCCATCCAAAAGCTTCTAGCAAGTGCTCCATAATACCAAACCTGTTGCTCGTAATTGTAAACTACATACCTATCGTTATCATTGCTGCTTGCAGATGGATAAAACCACCATATCTCAGAGAAAGCTGTATTGGTTGCGGCTACAACTTTTTCTCTTTGTAATAAGTTAAAGTCATCAAACACAAAGTCTCTTACAGTACAGGGTAGTCTTTGCACCGTACCACCATAAGAGTAGAACTCTTTTAGACCCATCCAGAATACGTTGTCCTCTACAGCCACGGCAGATAACGGCCCCATTATTGTAGTGTTTTCTGACACAAGGTTTACGCCAAACGTAAATGGTGGCCCTAAAAATTGCATAGCGTAAAGAGACTCGTCTGTGTACACAAGTATCTGCTGTCTTGTTTCTACTGCCGCAACAATCTCAGAACCAGAACCTATTTTAAGTTCTCCTGCTGTATTGTCTGGTCTCGTTGCCCAGTCAGTCAAAGACTCTTGAGATGAAAAACGTATCAACAAAGGATCTTGCACCCCAGGATTTATTTCTGAATCACAACCAAATGCTATAATATGCCTGTCTCTATCTGAGACCATAATCTGTTTTGCTATGGTGGGTGCGCTAGATGATCCTACGAGAGAACCAAGATTCACGGCTCTCGCAGCAAATCCGTTTGTTTTATCCCAGTAATATATACCGCCGTTACGCACGTTGATAAGCAGATCCTCACCAAAGTTATCATGTGACCAGATACGCAAGGTGTTCGTAACAATAGGTGTAGTAGCCGCATTTCCCCAACCATTACGACCCCACGTTCCTACACCCCAACCTGCACCTGTTGCAGTTGTATCCAAGCCAACACTTACTTGATAAGCACCTACTATAGATCCACCACCATTACCTGTGTCAGAGGAGTTGGCGTTTACCAAACTAGGAACCAAAGCTCCGTCTACGGTTATTTGTGTTATGGTCGTACCTGCTGCACGAGCAGAAATTTTGTAACTGTTGTCATTGATTATTTCAGTGATGTTATACTCTTGATTTAATACGGCTGCGGTTATGTTGCCACCAAGAGAAGCTGCACCGCTAAAGGTTACAAAGTCATTTACCACCGCCCCGTGAGACGCATCTGTTACAGTGATTACAGATGATCCATTACTTGCAGCAAAGGTTACATCCCCTGCTGCTGTCGTATTACGAACAGGAGTTATATCGTTAAAAGCACCACCATCTTGGTTGATATAATATTTAAGAGATGTGCCAATGCCTATTAATCGGCTGTTATCTAAACCAACCCAAGGGTGCATAGCTCTTGCTGTACCTAAATATGATGCTGTGGTGAACTTTAACCAACCACCAATCTTCTCAGGCATACCAAAGCGAAAGCGCACCTTGTCTATATCAAACCAACCACCTTCATTTGTGTAAGAAGTTGTCTCTCTGTTTACACCTGGACGGAACTGAAGTTTTTGTAGTGGCATCTGTTGTCCTAATTAGTTCAATTGAACTTATCCATTAAGTGCGTCTAAATCATCCCAAACACGTTGAGCGTGTGCAGCCGCATCAAAAGTGGTTGTTGCACCTGGATCTTCCTCTGTTGGTGCAGGGTCTGTCCAACTGTTTGCTGATGCTTGTGCAGTAAGGTAAGTCTGTAGATTATCTTTAGATGTTATTTCCTCAATTGCACCAGAAGTATCTGAACCATCAGCCGATATGCCGATCATAATCCAATCTTGTGGACTAGCTGTGCCACTATCTGCAACTGGATACATACCACCTGTTGATTGCGATACACCAAACTTTAACCAAGTTGGTATAGTCCCATCACTTTCTAGTCTGTACTTTACTACTTTGTGTGCCATTTTTCTTATCCTCTAGCTGTGGAGTGTTAGTCAGAGATGTTCTGTCCATGATATCAAAACCACGGCTGTTTGCAAAGTCTCCAGGGCAATCTGCCCATTTTTCTGCACAAGCCTCTAACCACTGAACCGTGTGGTGATGCTCTGGTGCCTTACCTTGTTTGATGATTTCGTTTTCCCACTGCAAATAAGAAAAGACTTCAGCCTGTGCCTGCGCTGCATTGATCCCTAGATCAAACACATAAATAAGATTACCTTCATCTATTTGACCATTACGACTTCTAGCTGCATTCAAGGCTTGTTTCATGCAGGTCATAATGTGGTACTTAACTTCTTCGCGCTCATAGTCTTCTTCGGTAAGCTCGTCCTTGCCGATCTTCTTCATCAGGTTGTCATACTGATTAGTAAAGAAGTTTAGCTTACGAACCGCAGCTTCTACATATCCACGAGAGCTTGCCGCCTGTGCCTGCTTTTCGTTAATCTTAATCTCAAGCATCTCACGTTCAAGATCATCATCTTCTTCTAGGAGCTTACGCTCTAGCTTCTTGAGCTTTACTTCTTCCTTCTTCATCTTGAAGTAGCCCTCTTGCAAAGCTGCTTTTGTCTTTTCTATCTCAGCAAGACTGTGCTTTACGGACCGTATAGGTGTGATCGCAGTTACATCTAATGTAACACTCATCATCTGTGAATGAGACTTATAGAAGTTGCTAGATGCCTGTGCGATTGCAGGAGCTTTTTCTGCAATGTTTGCCAACATAGATTTGTATTCAGGCTTCGCTTGTGGAAGCTGAATCTTAATGTCAGGCGTTGTTAACGCGATTTCATTTGTGGTATCTTTTGGCATTATGATGGTTTCGTTGGCATGGTGTGAGTATGAGGCCATCCTGATGCAGTTGGCAAGTCTCTAAGTGCTTTGCGATATGTAACCCACTCAGCTTTTTTTTCTGTGCTCAAAGCGGTGTCAGCCATCTGTGTCCAATCAGATTCAGAAAGTAACGACGTTCGAGTAGACCTTTGGGCTTCAGCCGCATCAGCGTCAATACGAGCGCGGTACGCTGTGGTTTGTGCGTCAACCGTTTGCACCTTACCATCATCGTCTGTGTATTCTGTAAACACTGGCCCAACAGAATTGACTGTCATCCAATTGCCTTCAGAATCTTTTGCTACACCAGACCTAAAACTATATTCATATGGCGCTGTTGTGTCGGCTTGAGCACTTTCCATAACTGGATCTGCACCAAGACCATCTAGGCGTTCCGCCGTAAGCGTTGGCTCTAGAACAGGTCGAGTTTTCTTGTGCATCGTGCGAAAAGTTATTTCCGTTACCACCTCTTCCGTGTCTCTTATTCTTATTAGTCCCATGACTAAACTCCTTTATGTTGCAATAGCGTAGAAGATGTAAGTTGAACCGTTGGTATTAAGACCCCCTAAAGCTGTTGTGACAGTAAAACCTGCGTTATATGGGTCGATAGCATCATAAGATGTAAACTCAGCTTGCTGATCGTTTAAGTATAGGAAAGGATCATTACCCGCCACAATTCCACGTTTACTATCAAATGTAAACCAACTATCTCCAGATGCACTTGACCTCTTAATCAGTATAAATCGGGCTCCTGACGTAAACCCACAATCTACATTTACAGCACTGCTTGAACCTGTGTAACTTCCAACTTTACTTACCCCTGCTACTGTAGCGAACAAGTAAGCTATGTAGGTTGTATTATTAGCGTTTGTGCCTCCGTTTGTGCCTACAGTAAATACAGAGCTAGAAGGGGCGGTATCATTCCATATACTAGCATTGTCAATTTCGTCATCTGTTCTGTTTAGTTGTAAATAATAATCTTCTGGAGAAGAACCACCGTTCATCCCTTTATGATATACATGCCAACTATCACTCGTGCTTCTTACCTTTACCCACATCATCTCAGGCACTACACCAAGGTTATGGCTAACAGTTCTATTGCTTCCCGACCCCGTGTAACAAACAACGTCAAAATAGCCTCTGGCTCTTTTCCACATCCATCCATAATAAGCAGTATTACTTCCAGTTGAATTATAAACGCCATTCATAAAGTCATACTTCAAATTGCTATCAGATGCTTCACCACTTGTAGCATTAGTTTGCATATATTTTGGGCCTGTTAAACGGCTTGAAATGTACCCTGGTGATCCTCCTGTAGACTTTTCAAAATACATATCCACTGGAAAAGTTGATCTATAGGCAGGTGCTTTACTGTCTCCTGCTTCACCATTTGTAGATATAGCAAACACCTGACTCGCATCAGTTGGTGCAGCTTGAGGTCTGCGTATTGCCATGTAGATGTAGTTAGCAGAGGCTGATAGTTGTCCATCAAACTCAAATCCTGTAGATGTAGGAAACCCTCTAGTAGCTGCAAATCCACTTTCTGCATTGTCTGTATCAGCATATAAAGGGTTCCAAAATCTATCGTTGTAACCCCTCATAATATCCATTAATGTCCAATTAGACGTTCCATCATAACGCTTTATCATCAACCATTGCGGCTCAAATCCAAGAGTAACGCTTGCATCACCACTGCTATCCGTAGAAAAACTCCCACACTTGATAATATCTTCATCTTGATCTGGGCCGAACTCACCGTCATTGTTGTTGTGTGAGAAAAAATAAGCTACATATGTATCTCCAGATTTATTTGCATCTACGCCTGTTCCTGTTGCTGATACTTGTAGCCGATAATCGCCTGACGATTCTACATATGCTCGTCCATTAGTTTCGTTTGATGATTGAGATTGATTAGTATTATTTAAATTCAAATTATACGCTGAACTATCCATTAAGGGATACCACACTAACCAATTAGAACTTGCACTGGTATTTTTTACAAAGACCATTCCAGGCCTCTGCCCTAAATTATGCGAGACTTTTTTTGAAAAATCACTAGAACCATCCCCCGTATACGTCACAACGTCAAAAAATTTAGTCTGCTTCCGAAATGTAAAACTGACGTACTCAGTTCCATAACTCGCATTAGTTCCATTTTCAAAAAGGTTTGCTCCTAGTGTAAAACCATTAGAGTTAAAAGATTGTAACCCATCAGACTGAGTAGATGCTCCGTTAGTACTGGCAGTGCCTGCAAAAATACGACCTCCATTTGGGCCTGTTCCACGTGCTGTATCATAAATAGTGTGGAACGCACTAGAGCTTCCATCTCTAGATTTTAACCAGACCAAACCACCTTCTGTAAGGTCAATGCCGTTATTAATTGCCTGGTTAGCACCAGTTCCGTCATATAAGAATGTTGAAAAAACATTTTCCGCATTAGTAATAACATTCCCAACCGTAGGCCATTTTTCTTTCTTCTGTAGCTCTACAACTTCGTCTATTGACCACACCCCTGGAGCAGAAGTTGTCTGTAGGTTATTAGCAGGCTCAACAGCCGTGGCTCTTATTATATTCGCCTCGTATCGTTTATCTGACATTATGCTGCTCCTGACGCTGTTGCTGATCCAACTGCCCCAAGACCTTTTCTAGCTGTAGTTAAATCGCCAAAATCAGTTGCATTACCAGTTGAAGCTATAGTTACATAGTCTATTACGTTTGAGGTAGCACCGCTTCTCTCACCGCCACCAAATACTGCTCTTGTAGCATTTGAGGTAGCACCCTCTCTACTACTGATGCTAGTTAAATCACCAAAATCAGTTGCATTACCAGTTGAGCTTATAGTAACATAATCTATTATATCTCTTTGATTCGTACCAACTGCATTGTCATTATAGCCACCACCAAATAAAGCCCTTGTTGCAGATGCACACCCTGCTAGAAAACTTCTAGCTAAAGTAAGATTACCAAAATCACTAGCATTGCCTGTAGAACCTATGGTGATATAATCTATAGTATCATAAAATGTTGCTCCTCCACCCCATCCCCCTGCAAAAAGCCCTCTTGTTGCAGATGATGCGCCTGTTATTCTAGCACGAGCCTGAGATAAGTTACCAAAATCTGTTCCGTTTCCAAGAGAAGCCATTGTAACATATTCTATTATGTTATCACTTGTAGCCCCACCCCCTGCAAACACACCTCTTGTATTGTTTCCACAACCACCACTATATTGAAAAGCAGTAGCAGTATCTCCAAAATCTGCTGCATTTCCTGTAGAAGCAAACTCTACATAATCAATAGTTGTTGTACCGCCAGTTCCACCATAGTTAGTAATCCCTCTTGTAGAATTACCATTACCTTGACTATCAGCTTTTGCTGCTGTTGGATCGCCAAAATCGGTAGCGTTGCCTGTTGATGATATAGTAATAAAATCTAGAACAGCACTAGCTGTAGCTGAAGTAAACAAACCTAGATCACCACTTGGAAATGGAACAGGCCAAGCACTAGCATTCTGCATCTGCGTTGTGAGCGACCATACACCTTGATAATTTGGCATTATGCAATCCCTCCGTGACCGTTTGAATTTGCCATAAGAGCATCACTTGTTGTTCCAGTTAAATCAGCAAAATCTGTAGCGTTGCCTGTTGAGGCTATTGTTACTGATACAATGCCAACAGTGCTATCAATAAAAGTACCAACAGTGTGTGAAGACGCTGCACGAACATTAAGCCCTAAGACTGAGGATATTAAATCTCCAAAATCTATAGCGTTTCCAGTAGATGCAATAGTGACGTAATCAATTGAGTTTGTGTTATCAGACCCTGTAAATCCACCTCCAGTAAGGCCTCTTGTGGGTGACGAACATCCTCCTTGCCCACGCCTATTTAAGGT